GATCTAACTGACAAACCGGTTATTGACCTCTACGACATTGCGATTGACGAGACTGACGAGGGCGTTGGATAATCGTGGACGCCAGTTGGCTTTACGAGCTCGAAAAATATGCCATTGTAATTGTGGGGCTTGTTATGGCTTACGCGGAGTTTGCGCAGTATTTCCGACATCGCAAGTCATGGATCAAGCTTGCTTTGGGCTTCATGGGGCTGTACTGGGCGGCTTATTATGCGTATTCAATTCTGCGAGTGCTGCTGAATTTGCGAATGCCCGCGCACCAGGTATTTGTGAGGTCGGGCATTCTTTTGACGATTGCCCTGGTCGGGGGTAACGCGCTAATTACGCTCAAACTCATGGACAGGCTTGACCGATGACATTTGAACAGGTCTTCATGGCGCTCACGTTCATTTCGAGCGGGATCGCGCTGTACTTTTCTACCCGCAAGCAAAAGCACGACACGGCGAATGCCGATGCTGACACGATTGCCAAACTGTTTGATTCGATTGACAAACAGGAAGCACTTCGCAAGAAAACGGAAGCAGAGCTGAAAGCCGAGATTGAGGAGCTGCATGCAGAGGTGGATATATTGCGCGGGGAAAAGAAGGCGCGGGAGGATACGATCGAGCTGATGCAGAGAGAAAACGCTGATTTGACCGCGCAGGTAGAAAAACTGACAGCGGCTGTTAATAGGCGCGACAAACGCATTCGGGAACTGGAAAAGCAGGTTGCTGAGATACCGGCATTAGAAAAGCGCATTGCAGAACTAACCGCGCGCCTTGACGCAATGAATGGGAAAGAAGATGATGGAACAACATAGAAAAAAACCACTACACGTTCACTACGTCGATAAGAGCTATAATCTGGAAGATTCATTCTTTTACAATCTTGAGCAAAAGTTCAAGCGCGATATTAACGCGCAGCATAACCGCATGAACGAAGAGGGCAGTCCTTATAACCTATTGCTTGCCCGCTTACTTATTCTGGAGCGCGCCGTTGCAGACGTACACGAGGAACTGGCGGAACTGCGTGGGGACGTATCTGAGCTCAGGGACAGGGGTGACGAAGCCTGGCTGGGCGGGACGGACTGAAAAAGTGAGGGTGATTTGGAAAAGATCAAATTTGAGGCAATAGTAAACAGCGTGAAGACTTTGTCGAGTGATAACACGATTCGTGTAGTGCTCGACTTACCGGAAGATGCCATCGCACAAATGGCTATGTTGGCTGAAACAAAAAGGCAGGGCATCGCGCTTGTGTTTGAAGCGTCAGCAAGCCCTGTAGGGCTAAGGAACGAATAGNCGGTGGCTTACTCAACTCCAAGAGCGTGCATGGTTNCTGGCTGNCCTAANTTAGTGACAAAGCCAGGTGTTTACAGATGTGATAAGCATCAGCGCNAATACATGGAGCAATGGGAGCGACCGCGCGATATTAANTANACNAGCCAAATGTGGCGAAGGCACTCAAAGATATTTCTAAGCCAGCACCCGACATGCGCGAGATGCGGAGCGCCGAGTGAAATCGCGCATCACATCATTCGCAAACGCGATGGGGGCTCAGATGACTTTGACAACTTAGAGGCTTTATGCCGATCTTGTCATGAGCGGGAACACAGTCAAAAAGGCGAAAGGTGGGGCGGCAATGCGAGGTAGAACCCCGCTGCCAGATGCGCTGAAAGAGGCGCAAGGAACGTTGAAAAAGAGCCGCGTCAATCAGGCGCAGGCTAAGTTTGACGTTACGGATGACAACCCCAAACCGCCAGTAACGCTCAACCTATACGGAAAGCGACTGTGGAAAGAGATGCTGCCCAAGCTGATTGAAGCGGGACTGTATACCGACGGAGATCATCAAGCCTTTGAATTACTGTGCATGGCTTATGGAGACCTTCTTCAAGCCCGCAAGGACTTGAAAGAATCCGGCACGGTCGTTGTAACTGAAAAAGGCACTGTTTATCAGCACCCTAACGTTGGGATTGCTAACCAAGCGTGGAACAGGTGCAAGTTGATGTTAGGTCAGTTTGGGCTTACACCGGCAGAACGGACGCGCGTAAAGGCGCGTACGCCAGAAGAAAAGGGGAAAAGTCTGGCAGACTCATTGTTTGCCGCAGCTCGCGCAAAAGTAGAGGGGGAGACTGAGTGAAAAAGTACGACCCCTGGAATTGCGATCTTGAAAAGTACGAATTTGACCCTGTGGCTGGTCAGGTTGCGGTTGATTTTATTGAGAATTACATAACCCACGTCAAAGGGGAATTGGGCGGCAAGCCCTTTTTGCTTTTGGGTTGGGAGAAGGAATTTGTCCGCAATTTATTTGGCTGGAAAGATAAGGAAACGGGGCTGCGGCGATACAGAGAAGCATTTGTGTTTTGTGCGCGAAAAAATGGCAAAAGTCCGCTTGGCGCAGCCATCGCCCTTTACCTGCTGATTGTAGATCGCGAGCCAGGCGCGGAGCTGATTTCTGTGGCTGCGGATCGTGAGCAGGCGCGCGCTATTTTCGACACCGCTCGATTCATGGTAAAACAGAATGACAAGCTGGACGAGCTGGTAAACGCTTTCAGAAACGCGATCATTGCTAAGCAGGGCGCGTCTGTCTATAAAGTTGTTTCCTCTGACGCAGGGGGCAAGCACGGTGGAAACTTACATGCTGCGCTGTTCGATGAGTTGCATACCCAAAAAGACCGCGAGCTTTACGATGTGATTCAAACCTCATTTGGCGCGCGCAGGCAGCCGTTATTGATTTCGTTCAGCACGGCTGGCTATGATCGCGAATCCATCTGCTATGAGGTTTACAAGACGGCAAAGCAAGTTTCTGAAGGTATCATACAGCGCGACTGGTTTTACCCTGTAATTTTCGAGGCTGATCCTGAGGACGACTGGACGAGCGAAGAGACTTGGAAGAAAGCCAATCCGAGTTTGGGTCACACGGTAAAGATCGACTATTTGAGGCAGGAGTTTGAAAAGGCGCTTTCAAGTCCGCAATACCAAAACACTTTCAAGCGCCTGTACCTCAATATGTGGACGAGCCAGGAAACGCGCTGGCTTGATATGAACGTGTGGGATAAATGCGGCGAACCAGCCATTGATCCTAAGCTGCTTGAAGGCTCGGTCTGCTATGGCGGGCTTGATCTCGCGTCAGTTTCTGACGTTGCGGCATTTGTGCTGGATTTCCCGAATGAAAGTGGCGAGGACGAGTTACACACTTGGTTACCTTCACTTTTCGTGCCAGAATCAAAGTTGAGCGACCCAGGATTCAAGGATCGAGACATGTATCTTGCATGGGTTAATCAGGGGTATATGATAGCCACCCCAGGAAACGTGATTGATTATGAGTATATCATTCGTGAAATTGAGCGGTTAGGCGAGCTTTACAACATCAAAGAAATTGCTTTTGACCGATGGGGAGCGACACAGATTTCACAAACGCTTACCAATATGGGCTTCACGCTTATTGGATTTGGTCAGGGATACGTATCAATGTCACCTCCGACAAAAGAAGTTGAGCGGTTGATCAGGCAGGGCAGGGTCAGGCACGGTGGTCATCCGGTTATGCGTTGGATGGCAGATAACGTCATGGTTACGACTGACGCGGCTGGAAACATCAAGCCGGATAAGCAAAAGAGCAGACAAAAGATAGACGGCGTGGTCGCAGCAATCATGGCAACTGATCGGGCGGTGCGTAATTCCGTGGGACGCAAAGATTCTGTGTATGAGCGTCGAGGACTGGTTGTGCTATGAGTATTTTCGGATGGTATGCAGAACTAAAGCCCGTGATTGTGAACACAAAATTTGGCAAAGATTTTCGTGGCGTTATCTGGAAGAAAACAGGCGACTGCATTGTACTTAAAAATGCCGAGTGGCTTTCTCCTGATGGAGCAAGGAAGCTTGACGGAGAAACAATCATTTTCATCAAAGAAATCGAATTTATACAGGTGGTCGCGTAATGACAACAATTATCTCTGAAACAAACNTGATAACTATGCCGGCAANCTGGTGGANNAACTCGTCAAACATTGTNATGTCTGCGATTAGGTCTGATTACANNTTTGATTATNTGGCGATGTACCGAAACCATATGAATGTCCGCATTTGTGTAGACTTCCTGGCACGAAACATCGCTCACCTTGGTTTGCACGTCTATACGCGGTCAAAAGACAATGACAGAGAGAGAGTGCGGGAACACAAATCAGTTCAAATACTGAAACAGCCTCTTCCGGCAAAGTACAAGGTTACGCAATATCAACTTATCGAGGCGGCAGTCGCGGACATGTTGATCAGCGGTAATGGCTATCTGCTCAAACACCGCAACGCTGACGGAGAGATATTTGCGCTTCAGCGCGTGCCTTATATGCTGATGAGCGTCAAGGGCGAGTTAGTTCCAACGAAGTACAAGATTGGTTATATCGAGAAAGAATACCAGCCAGAAGACATTATCCATTTTCGTTTTTATAACCCCGAAAACTCAACAACGGGAGTGTCTCCGCTTGAGGGTTTGCGTGAGGTTCTTGCTGAGGAGTGGGAGAAATCCAAGTACAGTTCTGGCTTTTGGAAGAACGCCGCTCGCATTTCAGGTGTAATTGAAAGACCACTTGAGGCGAGAGAAATGAGCGAGGCGGCAGCGCGCAACTTCCGCCAGCAATGGCAGGAAATGTATGCTGGCGATGACAACAGCGGCAAGACAGCATTGTTGGAAGAGGGCATGAGTTTCAAGCCGATTTCTTTCAGTCCAAAAGAAACAGAGTATGTTGAGAGCAGAAAGTTGAACCGCGAAGAGTGCGCCAGAGCGTTCCACATTCCTCCACCCATGGTTGGCATTCTGGATCGCAGCACGTTCGCAAACATCACAGAACTGCACAAATCGCTTTATATGGACGTGCTCAGCCCGATGTGTGCAAGGTTGGAAGATGATTGGGATTTGCAGTATTTGAGCGAATTTCCTGATCTCAAAAACGCTTACACCGAGTTTAACATTGACGAGAAACTGCAATCCGACTTCAGTATGCAACTTGAGTCTCTACGGCAATCCGTCGGCGTGCCTTATATGACGCCAAACGAAGGGCGTGCGATTTTGAACCTGCCGCGCCTGAAAAACCCTCTGGCTGACACTCTGGTTACCCCTCTTAACATGACAACCCCTGAAATGGTGTTGAGCCAGCAGAAAAAAGATGATGTCGAAAATATCGAGACCAAGACTACGGCAGTATCCTTTGTTCCAGAATATCCAGAGCTTGACAAGGAATATCAGGAAAAGTGGCGCAAGTTATTGGTGAATGTGTTTACGCGCCAGAGAGACGCTGTGCTACCGAAGGCTAAAATGGACAGGCTGAACGTGCTTTGGGATAAAGATCGCTGGGACAGAGAGGTGGCAGAGGACTTTCTGGAGTTGACCAATGAAACCGCTTGGGCGTTTGCAGATGCGTTTTCTGGTGAATTAGGAGCTGGATATAAACGCGAGCAGATGGAAGAGTGGTTGCACGAGAACGCAAGGATTGCGGCTGAGTATATCAACGACGGAACATACGAAGACCTGGAAAAGGCTTTACAGGCTGAAAACCCGACAGATGCAATCAAGGAAGTGTTTGCTGCCGCTCTGGCTGTAAGGGCGGTGAAATTGGCTGAGGAACGTCAGGCGATGATTGAGAGTTATGTTGAAGCCAAGATTGCCGACGCGGTTGACCAGGTTGTAGGAAAAATCTGGACAACTACAAGCGGCAATCCACGTCCAGATCACAAGCGTTTGAATGGCGAATATGTTGAGAAGCGCGGCGTGTTTAGTAACGGGCTTAAATACCCACGTGATTATAAGGGCAAGGCTGACGATAACGCAAACTGCCGATGTAAAGTAAAGTGGGTCAGAAAACCACAGGCGCCCACTTTGGAGGGCTGAAAGGAAAGTTTATGAAAAAGAAAACACATATCATATACAGTGCTGATTAGGCTACCGAAAGTAAGCCTTTGAATAAAAGAAATCAAAACAAAATCAACAGATCACAGGAGAACATATAATGGCAGAGTTTAAGAAATTCAACAGCTTCGCAGAAGCAGTGTGCGAGAAAGTTCACAATTTTGACAGTGATACGCTCAAGGTCGCACTCACCAACACCGATCCGACGGCAGTCTGTACCAAGCTGTCGGAATTAACCGACGCTATCACATCGGGCTTTGATACGATGTCGCTTGTCAAGGTCAGCTCCGGACAGGTTGGCGGCGTATACAAATACGTTCCAGCCGACCTTACAATGACCGCCGCCAGTCCAATAGCAGCGTTCCGTTATGCTGTTATCTACAACGATACGGCATCAAACAAGGAAGCGGTCTGCTATTTTGACTATGGCACTTCCAGTGTTCTTGGCGCAGGTGACACGCTGAAATTGGATTTTGGCTCTGAACTGTTTGCACTCTCATAGAGCGATAGCCACACCAGAGGAATCTTAGGTGTAAGGAGGTAATAGCATGGGACAGATTGTTATTAATTGTGAGCCCGGCTCGTTTGCAGTCGCAGGGTCGGACGTGGAACTTGTTGGCAAGCGGGACTATTTGTTGGTTTGTGAGGCTGGCAGTTTTTCCATCACAGGTAAACAGGCGCACATTGCCAGAAACAGGGGAAAGATACCAAACCCGACACAGCCGATCTATAACCGCCATAGTACACGTTAGCAATAGCCACGAACAGGCGGCAAAAGGATAAAGAATATGGAAAAGAAATCATTTAATACCGAGCTGGAGTTCAAGGAGAACGCCGACCAAACGGGGCAATTCAAAGCTGTGTTCAGCTGGTTCGATGTAATTGACAAACACGGCGATGTAACTCTGCCTGGTGCGTTTGAAGACGGAGCGAAAATCAAGATCGCATCCTGGGGGCACAGGTGGGAAAACCTGCCCGTTGGTCGGGGTGAAATTCACCAGGATGAAAAGAAAGCTTGGGTAGACGGGATGTTTTTCCTTGACACCGAGAGTGGACTTGAGACCTATAAGACCGTCAAGAACTTGGGAGACCTACAAGAGTGGAGCTACGGATTTGAAGCGCTTGATTCATCAGAAGATAAGGTGGATGGGCAGAAAGTGCGTGTGCTGAAGAAGGTCAAGACATTTGAAGTTTCGCCTGTATTTATTGGTGCAGGGAATGACACGCAAACATTAACCATTAAGAGCGAGGGCGTGGAGCCTGAGCCAGAATTGGAGCAAGAGGTCAAAACTGAATCAGAGACCGTTGAAATCGGGAATGAGAGCTGCGTTGATCCTGCTGACGTAAAACTATTAATCGACATAATTGCTTTGGAGGCAGAAAATGAATAAAGAAACATTTTTAAAAACACTGGGCGATGCCCGTGAAATTGTAGAAAAGGCTCTCTCAGAGGGTCGCCCTATGACTGAAGACGAGCGCAATCGCTCTCAGAACATGGTCAATGAGGCTAAGCAGGGTCTTGACGACGCTGCTTTGGAACNGAAAATCAAAGAGCTCGAAGTCGCCGCCGTGAAGGGCANCGAGGCAGAGCCGCAGGANGTAGGCGGTAGTCTCGGCGAGCGCTTTACGAAGAGCGACCAGTATCNCAGTTGGCTNAAGCAGGTTGCGCCTAACGGTCATATTCCCGAATCGGCAAAAGGCTTGAACTCACCGGCGTTCAAAGTTGAAATGCCGTTTGAAAAGAAAGACCTCATTACTGGTCTTTCCGGGACTTCTGCCGGCGCGTTCATTCAGAATGACGACACCGGAATTTACGTGCCTATGGGACGCAAACCCCTTACCATGCTCGATTTGATCAGTGTTCGCAGCACCAACAGCGACATGGTTGAGTTCGTGCAGCAAACCGCTAAAGTAACACAGGCGGCTGGCGTTGCTGAGGCAACCAGTCTTTCTGACGGGCTTAAGCCGGAAGGTGCAATGGCATTTGTGAAAGTTACCACTCCGGTAGAAACCGTTGCAGTATGGGTGCCAGTGACAAAACGCGCTCTTGCAGACGCCGCTCAGTTGCGCGGGATCATCGACCAGGAACTGC